CATTATTTACAGACAGTCCGTTGAGTACACCGACCGATGTGATGTTGGTCTGTGCAGGAGTTAGAAGAGTTCCGGCGATTCCACCGGTTACACTCAAACCGTTGGACTGAATGAATACTGGTCCTGCTGCGGATAAACCACCATTGGTGATGTTTACTCTCTCGGATGAAGTAAGTCCTGCTGTGCTTAGTGAAGTCAATGTACCCAAGCCAGTAATGTTCGTTTGACTTGGCGTGATCAAAGTTCCTGCGATTCCGCCAGTTACACTCAAGCCATTGGATTGGATGAATACTGGTCCTGCTGCCGATAGACCACCATTGGTGATATTGATCCTCTGAGAGGAAGTGAGTCCTGCGGTAGACAAGGACACCAAGGAACCAACAGTCGTGATATTGGTCTGTGCAGCGGTCAACAAAGTTCCAGCGATGCCACCAGTCACACTCAAGCCATTGGATTGGATGAAGACAGGACCAGAAGCAGACAGACCACCATTGGTAATGTTGACTCTTTCAGACGAGGTAAGTCCTGCCGTAGACAAGGAAGTCAAAGTTCCGATTGAAGTGATGTTGGTCTGTGATGAAGTGACTAGAGTTCCAGCGATGCCACCAGTCACACTCAAGCCACCCGAGTCAACAAACAACCCACCAAAGATGTCTGCTGATCCTGTAACAACCATGGAACCCGTAACACTCAATCCACCTGATTGAATTCTAGACCCACCAAAGATCGTTTCTCCTCCTGTTATACTTACTCCACCAGTAACGCTAAGACCATTGTTGACAGATAGACCGTTTAGTACACCAACCGAAGTGATGTTGGTCTGTGCAGCAGTTAGAAGAATACCTGCAATGCCACCAGTCACACTCAACCCATTGGACTGAATGAATACAGGACCAGCCGCAGAGATACCGCCATTTGTGATATTGATTCTTTCGGACGAGGTAAGTCCTGCCGTTGACAAAGACACCAAGGAACCCACAGCCGTGATGTTGGTCTGTGATGGCGTTACCAAGGTTCCCGCAATCCCGCCAGTCACACTCAAGCCACCCGATTGAATCCTTGATCCGCCAAAGATTGCTTCTCCGCCCGTTATGCTTGCCCCACCTGTGACACTCAAGCCACCAGAGTCAACAAATAGTCCACCGAAGATGTCGGCACCTCCGGTTACCACCATCGAACCTGTGACACTCAAGCCATCAGCAATCCTTGATGGTCCAAATTGAAGAATACCACCCGTAATTGAAATTCCACCAGTTACACTCAATCCATTGTTAACCGAAAGACCATTAAGTACACCGACCGAAGTGATATTGGTCTGTGCAGCGGTCAACAGGGTTCCTGCGATGCCGCCAGTTACACTCAAGCCATTGGATTGGATGAATACTGGTCCTGCTGCCGATAGACCACCATTGGTGATATTGATCCTCTGAGAGGAAGTGAGTCCTGCGGAAGCCAAGGAAGTCAAGGTTCCAACCGAAGTGATGTTGGTCTGTGCAGCAGTTAGAAGAGTTCCGGCAATGCCGCCAGTTACGCTCAAACCACCCGAGTCAACAAACAAACCACCAAAGATGTCCGCTGATCCCGTGACAACCATCGAACCCGTGACACTCAGGCCATTATTTACAGACAGTCCGTTGAGTACACCGACCGATGTGATGTTTGTTTGTGTCGCTGTCAACAAAGTTCCTGCGATTCCGCCAGTTACACTCAACCCGTTGGATTGGATGAATACTGGTCCGGCAGCAGACAAACCACCATTGGTGATATTGATTCTCTGTGAAGAAGTAAGTCCTGCCGTTGACAAGGACACCAAGGAACCAACAGTCGTGATGTTGGTCTGGCTTGGAGTTACGATAGTTCCGGCAATTCCTCCCGTGACACTCAAGCCACCAGAACTTATGTTTACTCCACCGGCAAATGTTGCACCCGTGGAGACATAGAGGTTTGAAGACGAAACACCGCTTGAGAAGGATTGATACCCTGTGAATGTCTGTGGCAGGAAGTTCCAGGCGACACCGGTAACACCACCTGTTACACCATTCACGGATCGCACATAATTGCTTGTCAGGCTTACTGCACCAAGAGCGGATACGACAAACTCATTGCCAAACGAGGCAACACCCGTAACGGTAGCGGATGCTAGTGGAAGCGCACCGGCAGCCGCTATGTTGAAATAGGTGGTTCCATCATTTGTGTATTGCCATGTACCGCTAGACTCGTTCCACCTAAGAATACGATTAGTAGCGGCTGGTCCACGATAAACTTCTATGCCTCCGCTGTCTGCTACAGTTGCGTTGGAATTGAGGACGATGAAGTTGTCTTCGATCAGGACATTTTCACTAACGGTCGTGGTGATTCCACCACTCACCAACAAGTCTCCAAAGATCCTTACCGCACCATTGAATGTTGCACCGGCAGCAATATTAAGGCTATTCCCAGAAAGACCCGCAGTAGTAGAGATCAGGCCCGAGGAATTGAGTGAAGTCAGGGTTCCCACGGATGTGATATTGGGTTGTGCTGCTGTGAGCAAAGTTCCGGCAATGCCTCCCGTGACACTCAAGCCACCACTTTGTATCGTTCCTCCCCCAAACAGAGTAGATCCGCCAGTCACACTCAAGCCACCCGTGACGCTCAGTCCACCACTTGAAATTTGAACATTTGTTGCCGTCAGGTTCGACAAGGTTCCAACTGATGTGATGTTGGTTTGTGCAGCGGTCAATAGTGTTCCCGCAATGCCACCAGTCACACTCAAGCCATTGGATTGGATGAATATTGGTCCTGCTGCCGATAGACCACCGTTGGTGATATTGATCCTCTGAGAGGAAGTGAGTCCTGCTGTGGACAAGGAAGTCAAGGTTCCAACCGAAGTGATGTTTGTCTGTACAGCAGTTACAAGAGTTCCGGCAATGCCTCCCGTGACACTCAAGCCACCACTTTGAATCCTTGAGCCACCAAAGAGGGTTTCACCACCAGTCACACTCAAGCCACCCGTGACACTTAGTCCACCACTTGAAATTTGAACATTCGTTGCCGTCAGGTTCGACAAGGTTCCAACTGATGTGATGTTGGTTTGTGCAGAAGTCAACAGGGTTCCTGCGATTCCGCCAGTTACACTAAGTCCTCCACCACCAACACTAACTCCACCAGTTACGCTAATTCCACCCGTGACACTCAAACCATTGTTAACAGAAAGTCCGTTCAGAACACCAACGGATGTAATGTTGGTCTGTGATGGTGTGACTATTGTTCCTGCAATGCCGCCAGTAACACTCAAGCCACCGGAGTCAATGAATAGACCACCAAAGATGTCTGCTGATCCCGTCACAACCAGAGAACCCGTGACGCTGAGTCCGTTGTTGACAGACAATCCGTTGAGTACACCAACCGATGTGATGTTGGTCTGTGCAGCGGTCAACAGGGTTCCTGCGATTCCACCAGTTACACTTAGGCCATTGGACTGAATGAAGACAGGACCAGAGGCAGAAAGTCCACCATTGGTGATGTTGATTCTTTCGAACGAGGTAAGTCCTGCCGTACTGAAAGAAGATAGAGTTCCTATTGCAGTAATATTGGGTTGAGAAGCCGTAACTATTGTTCCCGCGATTCCGCCTGTTACGCTGAGCCCACCGCCAGAAACCTGAACATTGGCAGCAGTAAGCGCAGACAACGAACCAAGCAATGTTATGTTTGGCTGCGTCGAAGTCAGCAAAGTTCCCGTGATGCCGTTGCCAGAAATGCCGGAACCAAATGTCTGCAATCCGGTGAATGTCTGAGAAACATTGGTTCTTGCCACGGTTCCCGTGAGACTCACCGAACCAGTCACAGATACATCAAAGTCCGCTGCACGGAAAGAGGCAACACCGGTAACACTTGAGGTGGCAAGAGTTGCGGGAGTTGCAGCAGCCGCTATTGTTATCTGTTTGCCCGACTGAGTGATCGTGATGTTGGAACCGGATGTGATGGTTACCGCACCTGTGATTCCATTGACACCCGTGACCATGTTTGGCGCATAGATGTTGGAGCCAAAGGTGGCACCATTGGTAACAAACAGGTTGCTTGCCGACAGACCGGCGTTTGCAGAGATCAGCCCCGATGCAGTAAGCGAGGAAAGGATTCCCACCAAGGTGATATTTGGTTGGGTTGCGGTCAGAATGCTTCCTGTGATTCCCCCAACAACGGTCAGACCGTTTAGAATTTCAGTAGTTCCACCAAGATTGTTGGTGATCGTAAAATTTCCCGAGAAGGTAATTCCGCCAGAACCACTTGCCCCAGCGACAAACATCAGCAAGTTTGCAGGATTGAATGATCCAGTTCCACCTCCACCGCCCACAGCCTGCCAAGAACCAGAGATGTAGGCACTTTCATATGTGCCGTTGTACCATCTGTCTCCTTCGATTGGGTAATCGGGAGCGGTAGCCCCGGTGAAGAACCTGTTGTTTATCGCCAGAACCGAGCCAGTCAAGGAACCAACATACAGACGGACATCCGTGGTGTTTATGGCAAGTTCACCGTGGGTCAGGCCAGTCGGTGCTGCCCCACCCGAAACACCACGCTTCAACTTTATGATGATATCTTCTGCTCCCATCAGGCCAAGTCTCCGTGTACGACCCAAGTATCTATTGACCTATTTACAAGAGTCACGACCGACCATTGGCCGTTCAGAGAAAACATTGAATTTCTTGAATTCAGGGTAACACCGGCAGCCCCTGTCAATGATGTGTTCCCTGCCCCAGCCTGCATGACCATGATCTGAGTACCCGTGGGGAATGCAACATTGGAGTATGAGGGAATCTGCAATGTGTTGGCAGAACCATATACCATCTCTATGGTCTTGGCAGAATCACCAATGACAAGCGTATAGTCGGATGTAGCCTGCTGAGAGAATGTCAATGGTCCCAAGGTGTTTCCTGATGGTCCACGGAACGATGTGTTTATGGCATCGGGAATCACGGAAAGTTCTACCCATTGTCCTGTCACTTCGCCTGCATCCACAAGGTAGGTGTAGAGTTTCCCGTCAACAGAATTCAGCCATTCATCTCCAGATGTGGAACCAGTTGGTTCCATAGAACTGTAGGTAAATTTGTTGACTCCTGTTGCACCATCGCCACCTATTGTCGTGATGCTTGTGTTGTAGTTGACCCATTGGCCTGTTCCTTCTCCCTCATCGACCAGCCAAGTATAAAGATTTCCATTGACTTCATTGAGCCATTGATCTCCCATTTGAGGCGAAGATGGAGCAGTTGCACCATAGGTGAACGCTATTCTTCCTGTAGCACCCGTGGCACCCTGTGAGCCCGTTGCACCTTGCGGACCTGTTGCACCCTGTGGGCCTGTTGATCCTTGTGTACCCGTTGCACCCTGTGGGCCTGTTGGGCCTTGTGTACCCGTTGCACCCTGTGAGCCCGTTGCACCTTGCAGACCTGTTGGGCCTGTTGGGCCGGGAACAGTTGAATTTGCACCAGTTGCACCTTGCGGACCTGTTGCACCCTGTGGGCCAGTTGAACCCTTTTCTACAAATACATCCCAACCCACTAAAGAATCTGGTTGAGAGCCAGTAAGACCATTAGTTAAACAAATATAAGAATTGCCAATGAATGTAACTACATCATTGAGATTATAAACAATCTCTGAACCACCGTAAGGGCCTCTAAAGTAAAAACTTTCACCCTGAATGCCTTGAGGGCCAATTTCTCCTTGAGGACCTGTTGCACCCTGTGGGCCTGTTGGGCCTTGTGTACCCGTTGCACCCTGTGGGCCTGTTGGGCCTTGTGTACCCGTGGCACCCTGCGGACCCGTGGAACCAGTAGCACCCTGCGGACCTGTGGCACCCACAGGACCAGTAGCACCTGTTGCTCCTGTGGCACCATTTGCGCCGCTTCCTGTTCCTCCACCGCCGCCTCCGCTAGACGCAATTGTCAGGGTCTGTCCCGACTTCGTGATGGTTACATTTGCACCAGCCGTGAGTGATACGCTGCCGGATATGCCGTTAATGTCCGAGACATAATCAACCGTAAGGGATGCGTTGTGTGTCTCCCATGCGGCTCCGTTCCATCGCCAAGCCTTGCCATTGGCAGCATAGACCTGGTTTAGGAAGGGATTCGACGGAAAGTCCAAGGGCATCAGATGATCTCAAACCAAGAGAAGTCAGCGCATATCTTTGCACCATCATAGATTGGTGTCATGGTGAACACGATCACATCGCTAACTCCAAGTTGGGTTCTTCCGATTTGGAAATTGAAGTCATTGACATCCGATATTACCAAAGATCCGCTGCTGCTGATGTATCCGCCTATGATGTCGGTTCCACCAGTTATGCTTGCCATTGTGTTGTTGTAGTCAACATTTCCGTTGTAGTGGGTGACCCATGAACCGCCGCTTATCGATGGGTTGAACAGTATGCGATACTGTGCCGTGTTGGGCTTGTTGTTGCTGGTTTCCTGAATCACGGCATTGATGTTGGAAGGAACCACAACGCTGTCGAGCCGATTGGAATTGAGTCGAAGTGCGATGATCGGATACTGCACCCCCGCCGTGGTCAGGGTCTTTAGGGTTGCTCCGTTATGGGTGACATTGTGTCTGCGGCTGAATCCTTCATATCCACCCTCGCTTATCACGGATGAGCATATCTGCTTCATCGTGCTGCTTCCGGTCTGCCCCTTGGTATTCATCAGTTCATACCGAATCGGCAATATCGCCGTTGTCATGTAGGTCGTTGGATTCAGGTTGTCGTTGTGGAATGTATGGGCAACGATTGGCCGTCCATCTACAATGAACCCTGTCCTCACATCACCGACACCGAGCCATTCAATGTCCATCCACATTATGTTTCCCTTGGTTGGATCAAGAGTCCTTCCCGACTCTCCGTTTCCATCGAACTTGTCTCCATTCCAATTTGACTGATTGACCGTGATTGTGTTGCCAAGTGACGCACTAGCCAAGCACATGGACATCGTGAGCCCGTCTTGCTGCAAGTAGATGCCATTGAAGGGAACGGATGCGGTCGCCCCTCCCGTGATGCCGAAATACCCTACCCGCTGCAACAGACCATCCTTGGGAGTGTTCATTGCAAAGGTGTTGAGGACGAGCAGGGACTTGCCGGGTTGGTAGGGGAACACCCTCTTGGTTTCCCGTGTGACCTTGCTTCCTGCCGTTGTTCCCACGGTCATGTTGATGGCGCTTTCAAGTACTGCGAATGTGGCAGTACCTCCGGTGGCACCGAATGTGTCCCACTTGTCGTTCATCTGATAGCGATTCTGGCTGTCGAAAAGCGTGAAAGGTGCAGAGACTTTCAATCGGTTGAAGGCATCTACTGCATTTCCCTTGAATTGCACTTGATCGTTGAAAAGGTAACTCATACTATTCTCCACCCATTGTTGTATATGAAATGCAGTCCTGCGTTATTTAGATTGATGGTTGCGGACTCTTGGTTGTCAACCGTGTCTGCCGCCGTTGCACCGACTATGGTGATGTATCGATAAGGCTCTCCTGCCCGACCCGACTCATCCTTGACGATGATTTCCCTTCCCGTGAACGGCAGGGAAGGAAGAGTTATCGTCACGGGTCCGGTTGCGTTGACACCGATGTAGTGATCCCTACCCGTGGCTAGGTATGTGCTTCCCGTTACCGATGTCACGGCAACCACCATTGCAGGATTCACCGTGGGCTGCACCCATTGCTGCGTGTTGCCGTCATTGATGTAGATGTACTCCTGTCCATCATCCGAATCCATCCATCGTGAACCGGCGGTGAATCCCGATGTCGGGGGATCGGGCTGATAGAAGAAGTTCGTGCCCGAAGAGGATATGGTTATGCTGTTCGTCGCAGGGTTGGTGATCAGTTGTACATTGTTGCCTGCATCGAACCGAAGAGTCTCTGCCTGATACTGGATGGCAGTAAGACCGGGCTGTCCTGCGACTTCAACGAACTTGAATGCTTCACCCATTCCGCCGCCGGGATTGCCCAGTACGGTGGTTCCGCGATTCAGGTTGGTAAGGTCTACCTTGAGTGTCTTTGACTTGGGATCGTACTTGAGTGGATAGATTGCATGAAGAACGCCAGAGTCTCCCGTGGCACCCTTCTCACCTTGTGGACCGGCAGGACCAACATCACCCTTCTCGCCCTTTTCTCCACGGTCACCCTTTTGTCCCTTGGAACCACGCTTGCCCTGCGGACCAACTGGACCAACAGCACCCTTCTCTCCTTTGGCTCCCGCGACTCCGGCGATTCCCTGAAGACCCGGCTCACCCTTGTCTCCCTTATCGCCCTTATCTCCTTTGTCTCCCTTGGGGCCAGCGATACCCCGTGGGCCTACATCGCCCTTCTCTCCCTTGTCCCCCTTGGGACCAGCAACCCCCTTCAGTCCTTGCGGCCCTGCTTCTCCTCTGTCTCCCTTGTCACCTTTTTCGCCACGAAGACCTTGGGGTCCAGGTGTGCCTTGGGCACCCGCTTTCCCGTCACTTCCTTTTTCCCCACGGGGGCCGACCTCGCCTTGCGGACCTCTTTCGCCCTGCGGACCCTTTTCGCCACGCTCGCCCTTGTCGCCCTTCTCGCCACGGTCACCTCTTTCGCCCCTTGGGCCTGTGATTCCACGCAAACCACGAAGACCCCGTTCGCCGGTGTCTCCCTTGTCACCCTTTTCGCCCTTCGGGCCGGGTGAACCCCTCACTACTCGGATTTTTTGCTTGGATGTTGCAGACGAGACTACATCCGGCTCAGGAGCCTCCATGAACTCCTGAAATTCCTTGTACAGTTCTTCCAACCCTTCGGGATCGGGTTCCTTGCCTATGAAGTCTCGGAATTTGGCCATGCAAGGTATTTAGATACCCGCAGATGGCTTTTCCGTGAGTGCCGCCCAAGAATGCTTGAACAAAGGCGCAATAATCAAATTGATGGCCTGTGCATACTGCTGAACTTCCCATTGTGCGTGTGCGTCTATGCGCTGTGCATACACACGGGCATATGCGGACAAAGATCCAGTCCACCACCACTCCGTGTAGGTTCCCTGCGGCAAGACCGCCCGTGCCTGCTCGGGTGCAACCCCACGATCAATTAGTTCGTGATAGGTCAGAAGAGACTCCCTGACCGTCATCTCGTAGTGTCGATTGATGGTATTGAGTTCTTCGTTGACGGGCAGAAAGTCATCGGAACCCTGCTTTGCGCCGTTTGTGGGCTTGCCACGCCAACGGGGGTAATAGACCTGTGGCGGCTCAGAGATATAGCGACGAGAAACCTCGTTCTCGGTGAATCCTACCTTGTGCTTGAAGAGTTGCGTCCGAACGAAGATTGGAGCCTTGATTCGGAGCGTCACCTGTGGGTGAGCGAAAGGTGTCCAATGCTTGTGCTTGGCAAGGTACTTGATGAGTTTCTGGTCCTTCTCGGACAGATGACCACGGGGGACATGTGAATCCTCCCACTCCCAACTGCTTTCCTTGTGGAACGAAACCCGAGCCGCATTCACCACGGTCAGGTCATCGCCAAGATGATCGATATATTCAACGAACCCCTTGTCCAAAGCAAGGACACTCTTCGGTCGCCCACCCAACACTTCAGTAACTTGCATGATCTATCTCCTTGTCACTTCTTCATGTGCTTGAAATACTCAATCTGCCGCAGGCGTTTCTCGGCATCCGCAAGGTTGTCGTACTCGCCAAGTTGCTTGCTGCCATCCTTGGAAAGGATGACGAACTTCTCGCCACGCTTGACGATCTTTTCGCGGATGTTCACCATCATGTCGCTGACCTTTGCACCCATGGCCTTGCCTGTTCCGGTGATCTTGTCCAAGTCACCTAGGTTCCACCCCCCGGCCTCCACGGACTCACCGATTTTCATGGACGAAAGAACCTTGCCATCGCGACCATGAATCTTGATGACCTCCGCACCCTTCTCGGCCATGATCTTGCCAAGTTCCTTCATGGCTTCCTGTGCCCGATCAAGAGTCTCGGCGTTCATCTTTGCGGTGTCGATGATTTGACCATCCTTCTCGGCGGTCCACACGAACTCGGTCGGGAACTGACGGTAGTGAGGCTTGAATCCTCTACGGGCGGTTCCCTGCTTGTCAGGAGTCAGGGCAGCACCAACGCCGCTTTCAGCAATCTCAACCTCGGGTTCATTGACTTCGATTCCATCGATAGGAGCCGTAGTTGAATTGAGGGTGTCTAGCCGTCCCCTCAACTTGGAGAAGAGGATGGAACGAATCATGTCCTTTCCTCCGATCAAGTCCTTGCTTTGCAGACGGTCGATCAGATCGCCAATGGGAGAGGACTGAACTTCTGTTTCGTCATTCTGTGGTTGTTCTGTTGATTCTTCGCTCATGTTGGTATTTAGTTCATGTATGCCGCCATGTGGACAGTTTCAGTCTGGCAATCAGCCCACTTGACGAATTTTCCCGTATCGTTCTTTCAATTTCCTTGGGTTCGTGTCCTGCAATCACCATGTCGTTGATGTCCTTCACCCGAATGTTCTCAGGCCAGAAGCAGACACGGTATCCGTCTTCCACGAGTTTTTGATAAATTCCCACCACTTCCTTGTTCCTTGGCTCATTGTCAAGGGCAAAGGTAATGTTGCATCCCTCAAGTTCCGCAGGCAGTTCACCGATGTGCTTTGCTCCAAGCATTGCCACGCAGTTGGGAAGGAACAGCGAATCGAGCGGTCCTTCGACCACAATCACGGGCTTGGTCTTGTCGATGCGCTCCAAGCCGAACCAGATGGACTGCAAGTCCTTGTCTCGCTTGATGGTGATGTAGCGAATGATCCTGCCGGAAGCCGTGGAAGACAGCGATCTTCCCTGTGCTGCAACCAATCGATTGCCACGCATGATTGGAATGACCAACCGCTCGTCGGGAGGGGATTCGATCTCGGGATCGACTTGCTTGGCCCACCACCCAAAGTCCTCCGTGAAGTAAAGCCTCTCCCATTGCTCCACGGGAATCCTTCGGTTCCTGACGAATTCCACCGCCTTGTGGTCATCGGGCAGATCGGTCAAGGGCTCAAGGGATTCAAGCAGAAGTTCCCTGCGCTTGCTTTCGAACACGGGCTTTTCAAACTTGAACTGCTTCTCGGCATCGGCCTTTCCGTCATGGCGACCCTCAAGACCATCACGGTACTTCTCAAGCATGTACTGCTTGTACACGAACGGATCGATGTATTCGATGAACTTCCCCAAGGTGGTGCCATAGTCGCAATTGTGGCAACGGACGAAGAATCCGCCCTTCTTCTCGTAGAAGTAGAACCTCGTCTTGCTCTTGGACTTCTGGCTGTCTCCACAGATGGGGCATCGACAGACAGCAAGGCTCTGCTTCTTCCACCCAAAGCGTTGCAGCCTAGGGGAGATGATGTTGATGTACTTGCTGTCGATGTAGTTGCTCATGTGGTTCGGAAAGTATACACCACCAACGAAGACAGTCAACAGCAAATCTCAACGATTCGCTCACTAAAAGTTGACTTCCGCCCTCTTTTTCTCGCCGCAAAAATAATTGTTGTAACTGCCCGAAAAAGTGGGATTTTCAGCAACGGTCACGCATACATAGCGTCACTTTGACTCGGGCGGTGCTGCCCCCGTTGCTCCTGTCTTCTCCGACTCCTTCATGGCATTGCGGATTTCCTCAAGCCGCTTGAAACCATTCTTCTCCTTGACCTTTGCGATGATCTCCTTGGTCAGATCGGACTGCACCTTGCTTGCAATCCCATCCGGCCCGAAGATTCGATTTCTCTCATCGTCTGTCATGGTTTCCTTGAGAATCTGCATCATCTCCACGATTTCCTTGACGGCAATGCTGCTTCTCTTGCTGTTGATGGTTGACCAGACAATCATTCCCACAGCCGTGATGAACCCTGCCACAAGAAGTATGGCACCGACCATGGCGATCTCGTCAAGATAGCGATGCGATGCAGAGGCAAACCCAAGCATCAGGGCACCTAGGAGCGCCAACATCCCACCATATGTCTTGTTGAGAAAGAACGCAACCGCAGCGCCAGCCGCGATCAAGATGAAGCCGATTACCCAGAACAAAGTGATGTAGCCATAAAGCCGTTCAAGTGCAGCGGCCTTGGCTTCTTCCATGGCAATCCTCAAGGTAGTCAGGGACTTTTCAAGTTTAGTCACCTCTGCCGTGAGTTTCTTGAGTTTGGCGGTTTCCTTCTGTATGTCATTGGCAGAGGCAACGATTGCGTCTGCCTCGCTGTCGATCTTGCCCAACACCATCTCTGGTCCACTCTTTGACAGCATTGCACTCTTGGTATTTTCCTTGATCTCCAAGGCATCTCGCTTGATGTTTGCCACCTCATCGTTGGTTCTGTCAACCACGGAATTGAGGGTTGCGGATGCTGCACCCGTGGAAGGTTCGACAGGAGGAAGGCTCTTGCAGCCATTTGCAAATAGGATGGTTGCCCCCAACACCACGGCAAAGCATCTAAAAAGCATGTCTTACTCCTTGTCTTCTTTGGCAATCACATTGAGGGTCTTTGAATCCCTCCTGAGTTGCATGATCCTTTTCTTCTTCATCTTGGCCAATGCCTTGAACCCACCCTTTGGACCCGGCGGTTCCTGACCCGGCGACACACCGGCGATGTTTCCTGATCCGACATTGTTGGCAGGAACAGCCACGGCTGCTGCTCCATCCTCGCTGCTAGTCTTCTTTGCCTCAAGAGTCAGGAACAAGTCTTCACCATTTCTGTAAATTGGGAATCCAAGGATTTCATCAATCGGCATGACTGGCTTTTCGAATGACACGGGCTTTCCGTCTAGTTCATACTTTCCGATAAGCGGACGGGCATCGTGGTTCTCTTCAAGTAGCGACTGTAGGTCGATGTTTGTTTCCTTGAAGATGATCCTTGCGGCTTCATCGATGGACTTTGGATTCACCATGTCTTCCTTCGTCTTCTCGCGGATGTCGTAGAGAGCGACGATGGCCTTGGCAATCTCGGTTGGAGTCTTGGCTGTCTCAAGGAGTTTCTTGAATTTCCATGCAAGAGCATAGAAGTTGCTTGGATATGCAGCCTTCTCTTCCTTGGTCACAATGGATACACGATTGCGTAGAATCGCCCCATGCTCGTTGATGATGCCCCACATGAAGGCAGGCTGTTCTGTCCAAGAGGTCAGCACAAGATCAAGCAGGCGATGCTGTATGAGTTTGTCTTGTGCCTTGCTCTTCACCCGAGTGTCCTTAATCGATCTATGATCGTCTGATCCAACTGAATTGCAATAATATCTATGCCATCTATGGTGTTTGTCTTTGGGTCCATGTAGTTCAGGAACACAATGAAGGTCTTCAACACATCATACAAATCGGGGTCTATTTTGAAAAAGAGAAGCCGAGTTGCGGCTTCCACACCAAAGACATTGTAGAAAGTAATCAAATGATTCAGTATCAATCGCTCACGCAATTCACCCGTCCTTCGATAGCGGCGAAACAGACGCTTGAGGTATATCAGGCGGGTCAAATCCTCGTTGAATTCCTCAACTCCACGACAAGTTGGATTGTCGTAGTATTTCGCTGCATACAGCGAGTAGTTGTCATTGTCTAGTTTCTTGAATTGCATGATGAGTCATTGATACACCATTATCTATCCAAATAACAAGGGGCACCAGCCGAAACTGATGCCCCTTTCTTCATATCTTCGATTATTGCTTGGAGAATGTCGGGTTGGTGAATGGATTCTTGTTTGCCATTACCGTGCTTGCCGACATGTTCATGGGTGCATTCTTGGGCTTCATCTCGGGAGAGGTTGGCATTTCATTGGCAGGACAAATCTTGGCACACATGTTGGTGAGGCCGTTTGACTGACGCATGGTGGTGATCATCAGGTTCAATCCGTGACCAAGACGATGGGTGATGCCATCGTCGTTGATTGGATTGTAGGATGTCCCGTCCATTCCGTAGCGTCCGCCGAACTGCTTCAGCGGGAAGATGTGATCGCCGTCTTCCATCACATCATCGGGCTTGAAGTCAAACGAAATGCCCTGTGTCTGCAACTTCTGCTTCATGTTGTTGATGGCTACATTCACATCAATGTAAGCCTTGTCCTCTGAAGCACCAAGGAAGGTGTTGAGTCTCTTCAATTCCTGATGCGTGAGTTTGTGGACGCTGGCCTCGGGAGCATCAACTGCATTGTCCTGAGAGTCCAAGGGTCCAACCTTTGTGCCGACAACATACCCACCGTAGTAGTCGGTAGGAAGCATTGCTTCCTCAATCTTCTTACGCAAGTCCTTGAAACGCATCTTGACTCCTTACTTACTTCGAGTACGAAGTGATCCACTTGGCATCGGCGGCATTACGGTCGAACGACAGCGTGAATTCGGCAAAGCCGGTTGCTCCCGTCAGACCGTTGATGGTGCCGAAGGTGACACCCGAGTTGTCGCGAACGATTAGATCAACAACCTTTGTACCGGCAGCAGTCTGGCCACCGACAACAAGAACAGCGATGTTGTCTTGACGATACTGCTTGATCCCCGGATCATCTCCGGTTGCACCGAAGAAGGCGTTGTACACAACCTCTGGAATGGCAGGAGCGGCATTGCCGACAGTCAGTCCGATGCCGGTGTAGAGAGCCATTCCGTTGTAGGTTCCCGACAGACCGATAGTTAGGTTCTGTGTCAGGTTGGTATCGTTGGCAACAATCTTGATGTAAGCGGTAACGCCGGTCAGGCCACCGAGGGTGGACACGCCATAGGCATTCACGCCATACTGGTAGCCGACTCCAGCACCGCGAGTTGCACCATTGGGAACAACATAGGTGATGTTGTCGTGGGTGACTCCAACACCAGCAGGACCGCCTGCGGTGGCGCTGTCTCCATCGAAAGGAGTCGAGAAGTAGGGAGAATACTGCACTTCGGTGGACGAAGTGATGCCACGGCTGTCCGAGGAGAGCCCGCCTACTGTTCTGTAGGCATATGCGCTGTTTACGCCACCCGTGATCGAAGGATCATAAGGCATGGTGACAAGGAGTTCCATCTGAACAGGAACCGAGTTGGTTGCGGTGGTTCCTTGGCTGAAGAAAGACCCATCAAGGGGCTTCTCCCAACCACGGACGGTGCGGACGCAAAGTCTCTTCTCGATCTTGTTCAGCCATGACGGCTTCGACTCTTCGCGATTGTTGTTCTTCCAGAGTGGCATCTATGGTTCTCCTTTGGGGGCTCTGTTATTTAGTCTCTCGGAAAGGGATTACTTGATCCCTGCGTCCTTTGCAACCTTGCTGAAGCCGCCACCGTAGGTATAGCCCTTGGGGTCTTTGTTGTACTGCTTCTGCATTGCTGCGAGGATCTTGTTGAACTTGGTGTTGTCGGCGCTTGGATAATTGTTGCGAATCCAAGAGCGAAGCATCATGTCGGATGCAGCCTCATCAACGACTTCTTCCTTCTTTAAAGTCTTACCGGCTCCGAGATCATTCTTAACATCGTACTTGCCCTTAATATTTACACCCTTTAGGTTCTTCAGATAATAACCAATAAGGTGCTTATAGTTAGGGTGCGTACCGTTGGCAAATGATCCGAAATTGTTCTTTTTCATCCATGCATTGATTCCATCTGCATGTTTGGCAAGTGTGTCATATGCTTTCTTAGTATTAGCCGAGGTGTAGGTTTTGTCGTTTGTTCCAAACACCTCTCTTACCCAGAGCATAAGTCCAGCCCGTGTTGTTGCACTCATTCCTGGATATTCGAAGAAATAACGGCCATCTTTTGTTTGTGTGACCTTAGCCTTGCTTTCGGTAAGAGTTTCTTCTTCGGTTTCGGTCACTACTGCCTCATCAACGACTTCTTCCTTCTTGGTTTCCTCGGCAACTTCCTTCTTAGCATCAACCTGAACGGGCTTGGAAGCCTCTTCCTCGTAGCGGTTGATCATTTCCGTGGTCGGAGTGCATCCGCACTTCTTCAACCCCTCTGCGAGGTTGCGGCGAAGGATGTCGCGGCGGCGTTCTGCCGACAGATAGCCCTCGTCAAGGAAGGCATGACCCAGATCGATGGAAGCCTGCTTTGCGGCCTCCATGATGGCGGTCGGGAGTTCGGTCTTCGAAATAGTTTCGCCACGAAGAACCTTCAGAATGTCATTTTGCAAATTGGCAGAGATTTTGTTACTGTGCATTGTTTACCTCTAGGTGAAGTTGATGCTTGGGTATTTAGCGAAATTTAACGCTTGCTGCCCTTGTACTTTTTCCAAATGTCTGCATCGGCGGTATGACGAGTCTTGCCGCCGACGATGAAACTGTTGACTCTTGCCAGACCCCATTGCTCGGGGCCAGCCCCCGGCCTATGGCCTCCCTTCCATGCGACCACTCCACGGTCATAGACTTGCTTGAGGAAGCGGTAAGGGATGCCTGAAGCCTTGGACTTCTTCTCCAAGGATGTATGTGCGGCTGGCTTGTCTTCGGAGATGTAGTTTTTGAATCTTTGCATTTGAATTATTCCGGGTTGTGGCCCCAAATCTTCAGAGCCAGAAGTTTCCTTGTTGGGCGACCCTTTTCGTCACGCATCGGTCCTTGGGCTCCCTTCATGCGTGTGATGAAATTGACCTGTCTTCGTGCCCATTCCCAATCGTTGGGTGTCCAATCCTTCTTCTTGGTCTGCAACATGCGTACAATGGCACGGGCCGAGTCTCGTCCGGACTTGATCTTTCCGCCCTTGGCTCCTGCTTTGGAAGCCTCCTTGCGGGAAAGTCCTGCTTCTTCGCCCTCATCTGAATCGATGAAGGACTCCAACTCCTTTGGACCCATGTTGACCAACTTTTCCCATTCCTTGTAAAGGGCATCCTGCTCTTCCTTGGCCTTGTCCTCGGTGTAGTACTTCTGCCCCGGAGTCATCTTGGAATACGCCTTGACGATTTCGTTGGTTCCGATTTCAAGAACTTCCTGCAACTTCTTCTTAATGATTCTTGCCGTGGACTCTGAATCCGTACTGTTGTACATCATCCACTCGAAATCCTCGTCCAAGGTTGTCTTGATGTTGGAATATGGTTCGTACATCTCGTTCTTGACGACTTCAATAAAGACCGTGCAGATGTCTCTTTCTTCCTTCGTCTGCAACTTGGATTGGTATTCCCTGACTCGTTCGACCTTTTCCGACATGGGGATGGAGAGTGAATCGATCTTCATCAATTGATCGATTGCCTCTTCAACCTTCTTCCCAAACTTCTTGGCAAACAATTGAGTGTACTTGGACTTTCTCTTGGTTTCCTTTGGATCACCCGGCAACTTCTTCCATGCACGGGGATCGCTGTCGGGAATGTCCTTGCGCTTGTCAAATTGTGCCTTTCGCTTTGCCTTCTGCGTCTTGCTCAGGCCAGCGACATACTTCTTCGGCAAGTCGGCCTTCGTGTCTCTTGCAGGAGACACGGCCTTTCCGGTCTTGGTTGTGTACTTGGATTCCTCCACGGATTCCTTGCCAAGTTCTCCCTTTTCCTTCTTGCCGCTGTCACGCTTAATCATTCCACGGGCAGCAAGACGAGCAGCACCTGTCGCACCTACGATCTTCATAGCCTGCGAATAGGTCACATTTGTGCTTCCATGCTTTTCCCTGATCTTTGAAATCAGACCGTCAAGGTGACTCTTCATTTCCTTGCCTTGCATGGCAAGTTTCTCCTCATCGATCTTCGTCTTCGAAGCCGACATGTCCTTGGGATCGACCATGACACCGGCCTGAACGAGGAAACGAAGACCAAGAAGAACCTTGTAGTTCATGTGGCTTCTGTCGGCAAGACTGAACTTGACATTCTTGAATTCCCTGCCATTAAATTCAACATCAAACAGGACAGTCGGACGGACTGCCTCTTCCTTGGAAGAACCATGGCGAAGACGAATACGGCTCTGTATGGGCTTGGTCATCTCCTTCTCGCCATTGAACTTGAAGGTGACTGTGTGGTTCTTCTCGTTGATCTTAATGTCCGTGGCATGGATTGAGTTGTAACCGCTGTTGCCCGTATCCACCTTGCCGTAGAATTCCTCGCCTGCGACCTTTATTGGTTCGACCACCGCGACGGAACTGAACAACTTCCAATTCTGCTTGTTGGACAGGTGCTTGACGAGTTCTTCGACAAGTTCATCGCCATCAACATCCTTTGTCGGCTTTCCGTCCTCATACAGAGTGTAGACATTTCCGCTTCCGGGGCTCGCATTCATCTCTATGATGTAAGGCTTTCCACCAGCGACCACATGATCGACTCCGACATAGTAGCACTTGGAAACCCTCGCCACGGTTTCCACCAACTTGATCTCGTCCTCAGATAGTTCGAATGAACCGCCCTTTGAACCACGGGCAATATTCGTTCTGAAGTCTCCCTTGGCCTTGTCTCGCTTGGCAGATGCGAAAATCTTGCCGTTGAGACAGATGCTTCGGACATCATGGGTGAAGCCGGGAATGAATTCCTGAAGAATGATCTCGGCACCGTACTTCCACAGGCTTTGCAGCACGGACACAAGTGACTTTTCGCTTTCGATGATCGATACGCCAATTCCCTCCGCTCCCGTCAGGGTTTTGACGATGACGGGGAACTTCCCTCCGATCTGCTTCAGGGCATCGGGAATGGATTCAGCATCTGCGACGAATGCAGTCTTTGGGTGAGGAATGTTGTGTCGCTTTAGCGTGATGGCAGTCTGCAACTTGTTTGCACACAGATCCATGCCGCCTCGTTCGTTCACCATGAATACGCCGTTGTTCTGCAACAACATGAGGAGGGCAATGCCGACTTCGCTGTTCATCGTGCCACCACGGACAACGCACAGGGTCTGGTTCGGGATGATGGTGACATCATTTCCTTCGCCATCGAAGTTCTCTATGGTGATCTTGTCGGGACTTGCCTTGGCGATGTTGATGGTGGCGGTCTTGATGCGGATCGGATGGAAGTTCACCTTGTACTTCTTGCAGGCTTCCTCCATCTTTCCGATTGTGCTTTTCTCGCTCTCTTCCATGCTTGAAGTGAGAGCGATGATCGTCACGGGTGTCTTGGTTTCCTCTACGATCACCTCTTCCTTTAGGCTCATTCCCTTGCGGACATCATTGTACATCTGCTTTGCTACCGTCTTGGAAACTCCTGAAGGAATGCCCGTCATGAAGGTCTTGATGTCCTTATCGAATGCGGCCTTACGCATCTTGCTTGCAGACATGCCGACCACTCCCTCAGAATCGGGATCACGCTCTCCTGCGCTGATTATCTCGTACTTGCTGAAGTTGTACCCGTCCTTCTGTGTCGGGGTCTTCTTGATGTACTTCTTGACAAGTTGGTATTCCGTCATGTGATCGGCACCGGTCACAACATAAACCTGTGTGTAGCCTTGGTCGCTCAACTCCTGCATACAGGCATATACACCCGAACCCTTTGCCGAAGGCTTGGGCATCTGCTTGAACTTGTAGCCGGGGAAGAATTGCTTGAGATACTTGGCTTTCTGCGCCGCAGTCAGGGGATTCTTCTTAGGATCGTTGGAATAACTGTAGTAGATGACATGAGCATCGGCACCCTTTGCAGACTGCACTTCCTTGACCTTCTTGAGAAGAAGTTCATGCCCTGTGGTGGGGGGATTGAACCTCCCAACAGCCACTACTACGGACTTGCCCTTTGGCTTGAAGTTCTTTGTTGCTTCCGAGAAGGTTTTCATTTCTTCCAATCCTTGGTTATGTTCATGTTTGCGTTTGCGAACACCAATCTGTCTATCAACTTGATGGTTGAACAAGTCTTTCCACACACGGCAACGAATCCTTCGGGATTGGTTGCCTTCAAGCCGGATGCGGTTGGCAAGTATGTTCCTATCGTCTTTACTTCAGACAACTTGCTGATTACCACCATCTTTGCTTCCGACACCAACGAGTGAACCTTGAACAACTGATCAAACTGCCCTGCGTATGCATCGATGAAGGCAATTGCCTTCTTCTTGTCGTTTTGTTTCTCTGCTATCTTTGTCTGTGTCTTCAACTTCGCGATTGCTGCATTGTATTTACCTTCGATGAACACCTTCAACTTGGCGGAATCGTATTTTGAAATTCCTGCCCGAACCCCCGAATTGATGAAGGGCATCAGTTCTGCGTAGATGTCCTTTTCGTGGGACTTCTTCACAATCTTGAGAAATGAGTTGACTTGGGTTGCCGATGCCGCAATCAATCCAATAAGGTCAACTATCTGCTTGGCGTTGCTTGCCGTGAGGAAGGTTGATCCTGATGGCGGGGACGGCAAAGTGGCACCCGTGAACCATACGGCAGTTGTCTGCTTGAACCCTTGCAGCGAGGAAAGGGGAGACTTGGACAGATCCTTGAGTTCCTTGCCCGTGCCCGTGTACTGCGTATGGAATACGATTCCCATCTTTGCAGCCTTTATCTTCACTCCCATTGGGCTGTCAGCAGGAACGGCATACATGATCGTGTTTGGTCGGAAAGTCACCATAGATGTACCGTCAATTGTGGCGATCTTCTTGTTGTCTGTGAAGAGCAAGTCCCCATGATAGATTCCCTTTGCAGGCAACACGGAGGGAAGGTTCTTCAGGCAAACTGAAAGTTTGGATGCAAGTTCCGCCTTGTCTCCATACTCCCGGTTGATGTCTGCCTGTGTATAGCAAATCTTGGGATTGGCAGAAAGGGTTGCTCCCTTGAGTGCCACGAAGAACTTCTTAGTTGCCGGGTGGATTCCTGCCACTATTGCCGGTGCCCCATCCCACTTCGTGGTGATGACCATCTTTGCCGTAGGGGTGGCTGAAGCCAAGGACTTCACCAGATTCTTAAGGATTTCGGTGGCTTTCTTTACCCCTCCATCCAAAAAGATCAAGTCCTCAAGGTGATCAAGATGCTGCGACTGCACCGCCTCCATGACGGGTTGCCGCTCTTCGATCAGGCTTGAGAAAGTCCTTATCATGGTCATATTTATCCTTTCCCCCATCCTGATTTAAAGAAACAGCCCCCTGCTAGCGGGGGCTGTCGGGCCGGAGATGCTATCTCTGGCGGGGTGCATTTATTGAATTTCAAGCGTTAAGTTGGACTTCCTGTTCCTCTGCGGTGTCAAACAAAGTCGCTTCGACCTGTTCCCGTTCACGATAAACAGCAAGCACGGTGTCCTTGCGGACGAGGAACAAGTGCTTTCCCTCATGGACCGTGGCGTGTTCCCAAGAACCACATACGACTTCCTCGCCGTTCTTCAGCGGGAACTCGTCCGGCCTCCGTGCCCAAGAGAAAGACCGTCCATCTCCCATCACAGGGCTGTCAGAGAACTTGCTGTCACCCACAGCATAGATTCGGCCCGTGACATTGTAGAGCATGTCCGTGGTGAAGTTGGCGTTGCTTCTGTCAGTTCGCTTCTCGAATTCTTCCTTGGTGGTTTCGATGATGATGTAGTCAGTATTTGGAATAAGCATGGCAATCTCCTTTGTGGTGGTATTTATCCGTCAAGTAGGGCGATCAGGATTCGAACCTGCGCCAGAGAGGTATAAACTCTCCTGGGCCAACCAAAGACCCCCTCGCCCCATTCGGTGTCACTCAAGTGACTTGGTTCTCTGTATGTGCTTCAGCAAGGCTTTGTAGATTGGATCGACTATGAGCATTGCCTCCTCATCGGTGTAGTAGTAGCCACACTTGGCATTGACGCATTGATATACGGGAAGGTTGTAGACGATGGTTGCCTTGACCAATGGTTCTGTCCGTGCATTTTCCCTGCTTCCGATCTCAAACTGATGATCTCGCAATGTTCGAAGCGTGGCACAGCCGCAATTCAGGCAAGTCGGCCCGTTGGTGGGATACTTATCTGAACCGTACTTTGCTCTTCTTGCTTGAGCAATGCCCTCTAGTATCGATGTCCAGATAATTCGAACGCTGCCGATCATCGTCATGACCCAATCTGTAATTGATCTCTTCAACGAGATGACCCATTTGGGCATCTTCACGAATCGAAAGTTCATTCAGGATTCCTCTTGCCTTCTCTTGAGCCTCCTCCACGGAGCAGGCTTCAATCGGAATGTCAATGTGTAGGCGATATGTCATGGTGTAAAGTATACCTTGTATGTTGACAAGTTCAAGACCAGTCATCGAAATTATTCTTCTTGACAAACTTGTCCTCCATCCGCTGACGGAAAGTCCTGAATCCTCCCTGTTCCTGCTCCTCGTCCTTCTCGGCATCGCCCATTTTAGAAATGCCTTGCTGTGCGGAGGCATCCAAATCAAACAACTTCATCTTGCTGCGGTCAACACCGACAACGAATCGCCTGTTACTTGACGGGTCACCATATCGATTCTTCAACTGCTTTACCATCAACTGTCCAAGTTCCTCAAGTTCCTCGGTGGAAATCAGGGCAACCATGAAGTCAGCCGTGGCGGGAAGACCGAAGGACTCGCTTGTGTTGGTGAGTTCCACATCGCTGTTTCCGAACCCTTCGCGATTGGTCTGTGTTGCCGTGAAGATGGGAACATCGTACTTGACGGCCATGCCACGAAGTTCCTCGGCAATCGCCTTGACATAAGTGTAGGAGTTCACATTGGAGTTAGCCTTGAAGCGACTTGATGCACAGATGTTGAGATAGTCGATGAACACGATATCGGGCTTGAAGTTCTTCTTCAGCCGCAGTTCATCCAACAGGTGTTCAAAGTGCATAGCATTTGCCGTTGCTGTGGGATACTCCTTGATGATCAACTTCGATGAAGTGGAGGACATGATCCTCTGCATTTTTCGGGTGTAGATGTCCTTGGGCAACTTCTTCAGGTCATCAAGGGAGATGTCCATGAGATTGGCATCGATGCGTTCTGCGATCCTCTCCTCTGCCATCTCACAGGTGATGTACAGGACATTGTTCCCACCGATAAGGCATTGGGCGGCATGATGGCACATGAAGAGGCTCTTGCCCACACCCGTGCCCGCGAGGATGACATTGAGTGTCTTGCTCGGTACACCTCCTTGAGTGATCTTGTTCAGGTATTCAAGGTCAAACGGCATCTTCCGTTCGATCTTGTGGTAGAAGTCGTACCGTTCGTTGTGGTCATCGATGAAGTCATGGCCGATGTGTGTGTCGAACGAAACAGCCAAGGCATCAGATAGAATCTCGGGAATGGCGTTCTGTGTCTTATTGCCCTTGCCATCGATGATCTGAATCGACTCCATGATGGCATTGTAGATGGCCTTGTCCCGGCAGAACTTCTCGGTGCTTTTGACAAGCCAGTCTGTGTCGGGCTTGTTGTACTCCGCGATCTCTTCGATTACCTTCTTTGCCTGCTTGAACTCTTCTTCGGAAAGTCCATCACGGTTCGATAGGTCGATGCAGAGTGATTCTGCGGTAGGAGTCTTGTTATAGGTAGTGATGAACGAGTGGATGGTTTCATAGACCACCTTCTCGTTTCGATCCATGAAGTACTCGGGCTTGATGAACGGCAAAGCCCGACGAGCGAACTCATCATCGTGAATCAGCGAACGAAGTACAAGGGTTTCGATTCGATCAGAAGTCATTGGGCAAAGTATACAGCACCCAACACCGAAGTCAAGACAGGTTCAGTCCAGATCGAACTTCTCCATGCAATCAAACACAAAATCCGAACAGACTGCACCGAATGTTGGTTCTTGAGAATACGCCTCTATCGATTCTTTTGAAAGCAATGGAACCACGCACTTCTCTGTCATTTTATTTGTCAAATCATGCGACCATATCCATCCATTGCTTATCAATGTGTATCGATCACTTTCGTGGCAGAAAAACTTACAATCAGGGCAATTCTCCATCAGCCACACCAAAGCCTCGTATTCCTTGACATGAATCCATAGCC